TGGCGCTTTTGATGAAGAAGTCTTGGCACATTTATTTGCTGGCACTAATGTAGGTGTCAAGCACTAAAGCATTGCAACAAAAAACCCCCTACCTTGCGGTGGGGGGCTTTTTGTTTTTGAAGCTTTACCCGTATACAACCTCACCTAGCACCGCAACTTGAAGAACTGCATCACCGCAAATAGCATCGTATTGGTCGAAGTTGAATAAGTCCATGCTTACTTGGTTATTAGCAATAGGAAGAGCCTTGCCGAGTTCTTCAATTCCAATAATCTTTTCAGTCTTTTCTTCAGTAACTTCGTCAATAGCAACTAAACGAACTTTGCCGATCTTATCCCAGTCGCCTTCTAGATATTCGATTTCGTTCCAATGAGTTCCGAAAGTTTCAAAAGCAGAACCGAACACCGCTTCCCAAAGTTCTTGTTCGTTGATTGTTACTACTATGTCCATTTGATTTCTCCCTAGTGCGGTTGTTTGTTGTTTGTTTACCGCTAGGAAAATAGTAACCTACTTCCCTGCAACTTTGCAAGTCCAAATATGCCGTGTCTTAGAAAAGAAAAAACCCCCTATTTCTAGGGGGTCAGTTCTTTGCCGTTGGGAGTTAGGCAATAGGTTGCAAGATTCTTGGTAATGCTTTCTCTTCTAAAGTTCTTGCGGTGTTATCAAGAAAAATCCTATGAAGGATTTCAGTATCAGAGAGTTTGCGGTATGAACTTAGAAACTCTTCATGAACTATTAGTGCGGTGATGTTTGTTGAACCTTCGATTAGTTCTTTGACACTTGCGGTTGTGTCAACATGGAAGTTATGAGGAAACCCCCCTGCGACTATATGAACTCCATATGAAATCATTTGTTTTCTCCCTAGTTAGTTAGTTGATCGTTTGACCAACAAGAGAAGCATATAATACTTGTCTGCACTTTTGCAAGTCGTGTCGTAGATTTTTTGTAGGTGTGTCTAGTTATGACCTTGCATGCTTGTCCTAGATTTTTCTAGGCTTGGCTTGTAAGTTACTAGGCTAAAGCTTTGAGTAACTTACTTGGAAGTAACAAGTTAGTTTCATAACCTTTTTTAGAAGTCTAAGTTACTCATGAGTAAGTTGTTTTTGTATAAGTTTTTTGTATTTATAAATATTTTTTATAAAAGCCTTATATATTTTTGTTATAAAAATAAATATCTTTTTTATATTTTTTAGAGCAAAAATAAAAACGATCTTTGAAAACATTGCTTACTTTCTTGAAGATTTTTTATTTATTTTTAGAGCAAAAATGGGGGGTAAAAAAGCATTATATTTTTTAGGAAAAAAGCCCCGGAACGATTTTGAAAAGTGCGAAAACATACCGTACCCTTCTCCGGGGTCAAAAGCAAAATATGGAAAGGTTCATATTTTTGCTTGCATCGTACAAGATTAAGGGTCCTTCTTTAAATTCACCTTCTTTATACTCCCGTACAATTGCTTTATGGACAAGCAGCTCAAACTTCCCGTAGACGAGATGCACTACCTCTCTACCCTCACACGAGTTGAGATGGAATCTCGCCTTCGTGCTTTGTGGAAAGCTGGTTGGTCCTTGGCAATTATTGGAGCGTCTTTTTCTCCCCCTCGCCCCAAGACCACCATCCACTTTTGGGTTAAGCGAGCACAGGATCTCAAGCTCTCTCGTCCTATCCCATCTCCTGCACCTAAGTCCTTAACCACTTCTGTGCCTACCAAGAATGCTCCTCGCCTTAGATCCATTTCTCCGGGCGTCCCTCCCGAAATAAGACCCCGTCTGAGGGAGTTATCTGCCCTTTCCAAGCGCTACAGAGCTAAAACACGCCCTGACAGTCCTTTAGCTCAAGCCAATCAAGAGTTGACCTACCTAGCTCAGCAGTTACGGGCTCGTGGAGTCCCTACAGCCGCTATAGCAGAGGCTGCAGGAGTTACCTATCGTGCTATGGCAAGGCGTTTGAGTCAATGATCAGAAGCTATAAGACAAAGAATGGCACTTATAGCGAGAATGACCTTGCTGTAATCGTTTGGAAGAACCCTAAGAAGACCAAGCGTCCTCAGTCTCGCCAACTTGAGACCATGACCAGCCCTCACTCACGCTATCCAATGGCCTTTCCTCTCAAAAGTCTTATTCAAAGTAATGCTTTCAAAGCAGCTAAGCAGGTTAGAAGCTCTGACGAGTTCTTTACAGAGATCGATAAGACCTCTAGGAATGCTCCAGTGCTTTTGGTTCTACCTCTAGCAACAGTTACACTAGGTTGGATTGATTTTTATGTTCCAGAAGAGTTTGTAGAAGGGGAAATCTAGATTGAGAGCAGTTTCGGATGTCTTTCCAGCAGTTGTTTGGCTTGCTCCACCTAACTCCATTGGCCTAGACGAGCTAGTAATTCCAGGCCCATGCCCTGAAGGCACTCGCAAGGTTGATCGAGTCCGAGTTGTGCTCCTAGGAGATAACATTTTGATAGCACAGGACACTCCAGAAGGCCCTAAACTAGTTTTTAGAGAAAAATACCTGCACAAACATACTGACTACAACCATCATGCCGTCCTTACCGAATCTGGCAAGGTTGTAGCCTTCAAGAAAGATGCCAGCTGTGGATGCGGGTCGCGTCTACGAGGTTGGAACCCTTATGGGCAGAATAGTTCTGTCTACTCGAGTCAGGATCCCGAAGAATGATAGATATAACACTTTTACAATTTGTAATTTTAGGTCTAGCAAGCTACCGAGTGACTCGTCTCTTCACCAGAGACATGATCACTACCTCTCTCCGTAATGCCTTTTGGAAAAAGTTTCCACCAGAGTCTACCTACATTGGCTACCTATCCACCTGCGAGTGGTGTTTTAGCTTTTGGATCGCAGCAGCCTTTGTTGGAGGCTTCATAATCATTCCATCAGTAATCTCTATCATTGCTATAATTTATGCTGTATCAGCTGTAGCTGGTTTACTGACTGCGTATGAAGATAAGTAAGACTTCATATTCCGTTGAAGATGACAAGGAGTTCTAATGGGTATCTTTACAAACGATAATCCTGAACAGTCATCTCCTCAACCTCCAAAGTCTTCACGCAAAAGAACTAAATCAACTTTTTCTCGTTCTACACAAATAGTTCAAGCCCCAGCAACTACATCTTCAATAATTTCTGTCTTTAGTAACAATGCAAAAGCTGTCCCTTACTCTGCACCTAGATCTCTTACAGCTGCAGCAGCTCAAATTAAAATTAATGACAAGGGAGAGTTCGAGCAATTTAGAATTCGTCGTGCTGCTGGTTCTAGCGCATGGCAAGCAGAGGCTTGGGAGTATTACGACGCAATTGGCGAAATCAAATACGCTTTTAATTTAGTTGCATCTGTTGTTTCACGCATTCGTATTTACGCAGCTGCAATTGATGATCCATCAGAGCAACCAACATCTGTAAGAAATTCAAGCATTGTTGATCAAAGACTTGCTAATGCAGCTGAGCGTGCTCTCGGTAGGCTAAACTCAGCATATGGTGGACAAGCAGGACTTCTTAAAGATGCAGCACTCAATTTGGCTGTTGCAGGAGAATGCTACTTGGTTCAAATGCCAGCTCGTCCAGGAGCTAACCTTCCTGAGTCTTGGGACATTCGCTCTGTTGATGAAGTAACTGCAGATGTTCGTGGCGGATTTAATGTTATTGGCCGTCGTGAACAATCAACATCTTCACAAGGCGCAACTGCAAATACAAAATTAGGTAAGAATGCATTTATTGGACGCATCTGGCGTTCACATCCAAGATTTTCGGATGAAGCAGATTCATCGCTAAGAGGTTTGCTTGATCTTTGCGCCGAACTACTTCTACTGAATAGGACATTCCGTGCTACTGCTCGCTCTCGCCTCAATGCTGGTGCTCTTTATCTTCCAGATGGTCTTTCGGTTGCGTCGCAAGGCGATCCAGACTACCCCTACGATTCTGAAGATGGTATCGGCGCAGGGTTTACTGCTGAAGAAGCAGAGGACGAATTCGAAGAACAATTAATGGATGCGATGACGACTCCAATCAGAGATGAAGAGTCAGCATCAGCAGTTGTCCCATTGATTATTCGTGGTCCAGCAGAGCTTGGTGACAAAATCAAGCAATTTAAGTTTGAGCGTTCGTTCGATCCTGCATTAGCTCAGCGTGCAGACCGTGTACTAGAAAGAATCCTTCAGGGACTTGATGTTCCAAAGGATGTGGTTACTGGTCTTGCTAATGTCAAGTACTCGAACGCTCTTCAAATTGATGAATCTTTATACAAAGCACACATCGAACCACTTATGTTGCTTATTGCAGATGCGCTAACTGTTGTTTATCTTCGCCCATACCTTCTTGCAACAGGTTTTGAAGAGTCACAAGTTAACAAGATTGTTGTTTGGTATGACCCATCAGCAATTGCAACTCGCAATGACCGTGCAGCAGATGCAGACGCTGGTTATGACCGCATGGCTGTCTCTGCAGACTCATGGCGTCGTGCTCATGGCTTCTCAGATCAAGATGCACCAACTCCTACAGAAGTTGCAGTACGACTTCTACAAGAGAAGGGCGCAATCACTCCAGAATTTACAGAGGCAATGCTTGGAGCTATCGCACCTGATGTAATTAATCAGATTCGTGGTGCACAGCAAGCAGCTTCCGTTGCTCCACTACCTCCAGAGGTAGAACAAGCACTTCAGCAAGCAGCTCAAGGAGCTGAGGCAGCAGGTATAGCTGCAGAAGCACCAGCAGAGGAGGCTCAGCAGTAAATGGCTGAAGAAACTTGTCCTCCAGCAACGCAGGACATCGCTCTTAATCTTGATAATCGCAAGAATGCAATCGATACAGCAATGTATGGACCACTTAACCCTGCAGAACCAAACGAAGAGTATTGGTCAGCAATTGCAGATGAGTGGAAAGTGGATACAGAAACTGCAAAGAAACAAGTTTGCGGCAACTGCGCTGTCTTTATTCAAACACCACAGATGCTTGATTGCATTGCAACAGGACTGACAGGAGAACAAAACGATGAATATGATTCTATTCAAGCAGCTGGCGACCTCGGATACTGCGAAGCGTTTGATTTTAAGTGCGCTAGTGCTCGGACTTGCCGCGCTTGGGTTGCTGGTGGTCCTGTAACAGCAGCTGCGAAGAAAAAGCGAACAATTTCCCAAACACCTGCTCCAAAGAAAGATCGCATTAAGGGATCAAGCAAAAACAAAAAGGGTTCAGCATCTGGATCTCGTAAAATTAATTTTTCAGCATCTGTAGAGAAGTCTCTTCGTGAAAAAGTGGCAAAGCATAATGAAAAAGCCTCTAAAGGCCGTCGTGCATCTCTAGGAATGCTTAAAGCTGTATATCGCCGTGGTGCAGGAGCTTATTCTGTGTCACATAGACCAGGAATGACTCGCAATCAATGGGCAATGGGTAGAGTTAATGCATTCTTGCGTCTTCTTAAGTCTGGAAAGCCATCAAACTCAGCATATGTAACTGATAACGATCTACTTCCATCAGGACATCCTCGTTCGACAAAGAAATCGAACTCTATAACCGCTGCAGCTGGCTTAGTTCCAGAAGAAAGCGATCTAGCAGAAGCGCTGATCGAGATTGCAGACAAATATGGAAAATTCAATGAAGATGCCACAGGAATCTGGGCAGGATATACACCACCAGCAGAAAATGATGTCAAAGGAATCGGAGTCAAGTGCTCTAGCTGTGTTCTATACATGGGTAACGGCCAATGCCGAATCATTGACATGGAAGTCGAAGACGAAGGTAAGTGTCGTTTCGCGGTTATTCCAGATGGCGTCGTTGATGTTGGAGTTCTCGAAGGTGAGAAGCTCGGAAACAACATCCAATCCGAACGAGAGCTTGCAGAACTCGCAGAGCAATGGAGCTACCAGCAAGAATTAGAAGCAAATATTGGAAATGCTGAGGATTATCCAAATCCTGAAGATGCAATTCTTGCTTTAACAGAGTATTCAAACTTAGGATATGAAGCAGAGCATGCAATTCGTGCTTCTTGGCTTCGTGCAGTCCGCAATGGAGAGGATCCATTCAAGAGAGCAGCTCTTCTAGCATCTCTAGGTGAAGAAAGCCTAGATGCAGACCTACTTCCTACTGACGAGGAAGAATAAGATGATTTTTAATCAAAGAGTATTATCTACTCGTGAGCAAGCTCGACTTATTCGTCGTGAAGTAATTGAACTTGTAGATAAGGCTAATGAATTCTCTACAGGGTCTCGTAGAGTTAATCGTAAAGCTGCTTACAAAGTAATTTCACGCTCTCTTAGCCAATCTAGAGGTCTTCCGTTCTCGATTCGCAAGCACAAAGCTATTACAGACCTTTCAACATACATCGCACTTGCTAAATATAACAAAGTTGTTGGTCTACTAGCAGACCATACTGATCTTCTTCCAATCTCTCATCCAAGATCAACCAAAATTAATGCGCTATCAGCATCTGCACTAGTTCAAGCAAAAATTCGTTGGTATCTTGATGACCCAAGAATTAAAGATGACACTGTAAAGTCACTTGTTGCATCTGCAATGGCTGCTCCAACAGATTCTGCAGAGTACAAATACGCTCTTACTCGTCTAGAGAATCTTCCAGCATCAGAACTACCTATTGAAGTTCTTACAGCTGCTGCAAATCCATTTGCAGGTAAAAACTCTGCTGCTGCTCGTCGTGCTCGTGAAGCTATTCAACTTTCTGACCGCTTTGAGCGTTGGATCAACATGGGTAGGTCACTCGGTGATCGTGCCACAGATGGTTTTAGATCTTATGTCCGTAGAAATGATGGAACAACAAGAAGCCATTCTGGAACTGTTCTTAATCAGAATATGTTTGAACCACAACTTGTTGATATTGAAGTTGGAAAAGGTAAAGTTTTTTCTGTTCCAGTAAAGACTGGTGAAGGCTTAAAAGCTATTCTTAAAGACCCAGACTCTGTAGACGGTTATTCTCAAGTAGATGCAAATCCTGGAAACGCTCCAGTAATTCCAGAATCTAAACTTACAGAGCTAGAAGCTCCTAGTATCTATCGTAAAGAAGATGATTACAGAGGTAAAGGTAAAAAGTTTACAGATGACAAATATGACATTATTAAGTTTGATACTCCTAAAGATGCATTGGTCATGCTTGATGAATCAAACAAGCGTGCAGCAGAGCTAGATAAGCCAGCTCCAAAGCAAATTAAAGCTGGAGAGATAGATGCAGATACAGGTCGTCAGTTCTGGAACCCAGATGAGCCAGTGTTTGCAGTTTCTAGACGCGGTAAGAAAACTGCCTTTGCATTTGCTCAGAGTTGGAAAGATGTTAACGAAGAGATCATGGCCGATGAACCAGATCTTGATGAAGAAGAGGGTCGTGATTACACTCGTCCAGAGCCAAAGAAAGAAGGCGATGCAGACGACACGATTCCACTCATAGAGCAAGCTAATAAAATTTTTGATGGCAAGAAGCGTAAAAAAGATAAAGTCGAAACAGCTCCTGTATTTCCTTACACAGTTCCAGAGCGTGCATATGAATTTAATCCAAATGAAGAATACACACCAGAGTTTGAATTTGATGACCCACAATCTCTTTCTCAAATTGATACTCCAAAATTAGAAGAAGCTCTTCTTCGTTCTGTAGAGCCAGTAAGCGCAACTGATAGAGCTACAGGTTTTGCTCCATTAGATCTTCCAAATGGAGATACAGAAGATGTTTCATCAGAGGCAATTGCAGCAGCTCTTAGAGAAAAGGGCGAAGATGCTGAGATGTCTCTTGCTAAGGCTTATGACACAATTGCAGGAAATACTAAAAACCAAAATGATCTAACGGCTTTTCGTGAAGGCCGTAAAGCAGAGGATGCTGCAAAACCAGCAGATCTTGAAGAGAAATTTGATGAAGTAGTTAAAGAAGAACCAGAAAAGGTTGAACCTACACCTATTCCTGATGAAGTTGCAGAGGATATTGCAGATACTTCAGAAGGTCTTGTAAGAGATCTTTCAGATGAAGAGCTTAGAAAGATTCCAGCTCTTAAGGGTCTTACAGATGAAGAGTTTGACAAGATTGTCAATGATCCAAATTATGATTACTCAAGTGCAATCCCTAAGATTGATGACTTCGATGTACCAGAAGGTATGTACAAGCCGGGCGAGTCTACAGCTGAAGATCGTCTTAATGCTTTAGAGCTTGCAGCAATTTCAAATAGAAGAGCTCCTAACTCTTTACTAGAAACCAAATTGAAAGAAGCTATGGATGGAAGTGGTCCAGAGTTAGGTAAAGCTTCTATCCCCGCCGCTGATGAAAATGGCGAGCCAATAGATATTCCAGTATCTGCAGAAACCCTCCGTGATGCTATAGCTCTTCGCGGCAAAGATGCTGCTAAGGCTATGAAAAAGATTGCTAAACCAGAAGCAGAAGAGAAGCCAGCTAAAGAAGAGAAGCCAGCGGAAGAAGAAAAAGAAACAAAGCCAGTAGGAACATATAAGCGTTCTGGTGGAAGAACTCTTCTAAAAGATGGCAAAGGCAAGCCTTTCACATCTAATAAAGAAGTTGCAGATTTCTTGGCAGAGAATGGTTTTGAGTACACAGAAAAAGTTACAACAAAAGATGGAAGAGAACTTCCAGTATTTGCTCACTCAAAGCAACAAACAGATGAAGAGTTTAAAGCTATAGCAAGAGAGCTTCGTGATCGTTTTGGTATTGATCTAAAGCCTCGTCCTGCAACTACTCAATCACCAGCTCAAGAAGAGATTGATTTTGATGCTCCATCTTTAGAGAAACCATCAGAAGAAGCACCTATACCTGCTCCAGCTCTAAGCAGAGAAGAGCAAAAAATTGCAGATTTAGAAAATGAGCTTGAGATGGTTGAAAGACTTATCAAGCAAGATGATGTCAAACCTTCTGTAAAAGATAAGATGGCAAAAAGAATTGAAAATATCAAAAAAGAAATTGAAGACCTGAGATCTGGAGAAAAAGCAGAAGAAAAACCAGCTGCTACTCCACCAACAACTCCTCCATCACCTCCAACTCCAACTCCTTCACCTGAACCAGACCCTGAAGAAGAGCCTAAGCTTCGCTCAGATAAGCGTATAGCTATGGACAATAGAAATAACAGAGTAAATGAAAATCAAAAGATTATTACTCAAGATAGAAATGTCTTTACATTAGATGGAAAGTTCCTTGGAAAAATTCCAGAAGGATTCTCTTTAGAAGATTTCTTCAGAGCATACTATTACAGAGCAGCTAGAACTGATCGAGATGCTGAATCTATTTTTAATGCAATAAAGCCGTCTGAAAAAGATAAGCCTTATGATGCAGATGTTTATCCTACACGAGAAGAAGAAGAAGCTATTGAAGAGGCTATTAAAGCTGATGAAGAGGAACAGGAATTTACTCCTGATAAAAGAGCAGTACTTAAGAATCTTGTTAACGAGCGTCGTATTGTTCAGGATGCCATTGATGAAGCTGATCTTTCAGATGAAGTAAAGCCAGAAGAAAAACAAGCTCTTCGTGATCTCTACGATAAATTAACACGAGCAATTGACGCAATTGTTCTTGGTGAATATGTACAAGATGCTAAGTCTCCAGAGAATCAAGTAATGGATGAAATTCTTGGTGGAGAAGAAGCTCCAACTCTTGATGAATTAATTGATAAAGCAAAAGAGAAGACTGATCCGTCAGCTCCAATTTTTGGTTCTCGTAAAGACATGATCTCTAAGTTGATGTGGTTTAAGTGGGGCGCTGGATTTAGAAAGAACGAGTCTCCTTACATCAGAGATGCAATGAGAAATTATGAGAAAGAGTTAAACAAGCTTTCAGATCAAGACATGATTGATCTTCTCAATCTTTACTATGATGAAATTGATGCTCGTATGGAAGCAGAAAGAATTGCTTCTGACCGTGCAAAGATTATTGCCGAAGCAAGAAAAGCTCGTCGCAAAGCATATGAAGACAGCCTCATTGAAGAATTTATTCGTGGCAAGAAGGGTGAAGCAGCTAAGCCAACTCCTGAAGCTCCTGCTGCAGAAGAAACTAAAAAACCTACAGACAGCCTTAAGGAAGGGGATGAATTTTATCTTCCTGGCGTTGGAATGGTTAAAGTTAAAAAAGTAACTTATGCTCCAGTTCCTGGTCGTGGAGTATTTGTTGAATACGAAGATAAAGACGGTAATACTGGAAATACAGAAATATTTGATAAATTTGTAGAAACTCGTGCTCCAGAAGCTAAAACTGAAGAAGCTCCAGCTACACCAGCAGCAGAGTCAACTCCAGCATCCACACTTGTTAAAAAGATTAAATCAAGAACTTCCGAATTACAACCAGGCGATGTTAAGGCAGATGATTTCTTCACAATCACTAAGATTGAACAGGAAGGAACAAAACCAGTTCGTGTTGATGGACAGGTTCAAGAAATTCCTGCATATAGAGTTACTGGTTACTATCCAGGTTCTGTAGAACAGTCCAGCAAGCTCTGGTCTGACAACTATGCACCAGAGGTTTATCGTGGAGCAACTCCTCCTGCAAAGGGAGATCTTCCAGAATTAAATCAGCCTAAAGCTGAAGACTATGGTGACTTTGCATATCCAAATCAGACAAAGGTTAAATACAAGGACCGCACACTTTGGGCTCCAAAGGATAAAGCTCTTGCAGACAAATTCTTAGAAGATTACAAAGCATATGACGAAGAACTTGCTCGTCGTAAAGCATTGTGGCAAGCACCAGAAGTTCTTCCAGAGAACGACGAATCTAAATCAGGCTCACCAACAACTCCAAAGAATCCTCTTTACACAGATAGCGTTCCAGCATCTGAAGTAAAGGAAGGCGATATTGCATTCAGAAGAGACAAAGATGGTCTTAAAGAATTCTTTGTTGTTACTAAGGTAGTTAGTGATAGAGATGGCACAACAACTCTTGAAGGTCACTATGTTGGACACCAGACACAAACTAAGGAATGGCGTTCTGGAACTAACATTGAAGTAATTCGTGGAGAAACTAATCTTCCTGCAGCTGGAGACAAAGAACCTCTAGATCGTCCAGATAAGACTCTTCCAAACTATGCAGAACTTGAGAAAGCTCGAAAAGAAAAGATTGCTGAAGCAGATAAAGGTTACTCACCAGTATTTGCAACAACAGATGCATTCAAGGGAGTTACTCCTCTAGAGTCTAAACCAAATCTTCCAGCATTCTACGGATCTGCTGAAGATCTCCTAGCTCTTGGCGATGGCTCAGCAATTATGAAAGCTCTTGACGAAAAAGGATTTGTTGTCTTTGACTTTGAAACAATCGGAAAAGATGTTGCTAACTCACTTAACCCAGATGCTCCTATTCAAGTTGCAGCATCTAAGTATCTAAACGGTGAAAAGGTAGAAACACTAAATCTTTTCATCAATCCAGGCGAACCTCTTTCAACTTACTACTACGAAACAGATGAAGCTGGAAACAGAGTTCTCAAGGCTGATCGCTTAAGAGACTCTGAAGGTAATCCAATTACTGATGAGTGGCTAGCTACTCAGCCAAGCGTTAAAGATCAACTACAGAAACTCATCGACTTCTTTGGAGAAAAACCAATTCTTGTTGGTCAGAACAACACATTTGATATCAACTTACTTGAGCGTTGGGCAGAAAAGCTTGGACTTGATTTCTCAATGGGTGGAGCTGTAGATACACGAGCAATTGCTAAGATTTTACAAGCTAAAGATCAAAAGTCAGTTGAATTCCCAGAGAATCCAGCTGATGGAGATGTTGTAACTATAAATGGTGGAGACTGGGTTTACTCAGAAGAGAAAAAGCGCTTTATAGCACCGTCTAATTCTTTGAAGCCACTCGCAGAGCGTCTAGGAGTTTCCACAGATGCTCCAGGTGGATTCCACGACGCAGCATTCGATATTGATGTAACAGAAAAAGTCCTTCGCGCTCTTATGTCTCAGGTGCAAGCTGGAGACTTTAAGACAACAGGAGCAACCAAGAAGTATGACGCTGGATATGACAAGTGGATTAAGTCCCGTGATCAGAGAGTCAAGGATATTGCCGCAATTCAGGCAGATAGATTGCTTTCTGGTAAGACTACAGATGTTGATGCAGCTGTTGGAGAAATCAATGCTGTTGGCGACGAGAAGGTTGTAATTGTCGATGGAGAAGAGACTGTAGTAACTCCTAAAGTTTACAAGTCAGCATTCTCAGACCAAGTAATTAATAAAGACTGGGTAGAAGATCCAGAAAACACAACATTTATAGAGAACGCAAGGATCAAAGATCTAAAACTTGGAGACTTTATTGTTGGTAAGAATGGAAACTACCAAGAAGTAGTTGCTTTTGACGATGACGATAAAGATCCAGCAAATGCAATTAAGGTCTTCCGTGCAGATATTGAAGATGGCGTAGTTCTTGAGAATAGAGATTCAGATAGAGAAGATGGCGGAACTGGTTTCTATCTAAATGGAAGACTTGAAGGCGGAATCTTTAGACCTAATGGAAACAGAGATAAGAGCAGTGCTCAGATCAATGTTGATTCTATTAAACCAGAACCTGTAGACGAAACTCCAGTCATCGTTGAGCCTGTAGCCCCAGTAAAGGGCGAAGAATTAACTGATGACCAAGTAAAGACAGTTGTTGCAGATGTTATTGATGACATCACATCTGGTGCAAAGCCTGAAGCAACTATTGAAGAAGCTGTTAAGGGTGCAAACATTGATGAAACCATCAAGGAGCAAGTACTTGGTGCAGATAGAGAAAAGACCTCAGAACACCTCACCAAACAAGGCGTACAGCTTGCTAAGGGAGACAGAGTTCTTAACATCAAGAACAAGAAGACTGGCCGTGTAGTAAATCTATTTGATACTTACGGCAAGGCTGGCTATACAAACTATGTAAAGATTAAGTATGACGATGGCTCTAAGGGTCCTGTAGCAAGCGACAGCTTGTCAATTATTGATGCTGCAACAGATGGTTACACACCAAGAGTTATTAATGCTGGTGATATCCTACGACCAGCCGATAAAACATCTACAAAGACAGTTCAAGATGTTGTAGACACAATTAAAAACATTCAATCTAAGCCTGTTCCTGAAGGAGTAGATGCTCCAGAGAATCTTCCAAATCCTGAAGAGCTCGCACAAACTTGGAAAGATAAAGAAGCAGAGCGTAACAAGCTTGCTGAAGAATTAAACTTTGTTTCTACATCTCCAGAAACTGTCTCTGCTATCAAGGCAAATCTTCCAGCTAAAATTTCTACAGAGAGCTTTATGCCAAGTCTTAAGACTGGCGAACCTATGAATGTAACCTTTGGTTTTGATAAGCCAAATGGAAGAGAGCTTGCAAGCTATGCAGAGATGATGAATATCTCTAGCCCAGACGACATTCTTGTTTTCAAAGCAACTCCAGAGTACATCCTAAGAAAAGAACATCTTGCAACAATTAAACCAGATGGAACAATTACTTGGGTTGGTGAGAATCAAAAGAATACGACCTCTATAGATCTAAAGAACGCTCTAGATTCATATACAAGTCCTGTAACTGGTTTACAAGCTATGGCTGTTATGCCAGAAGAAGACGATGAAGAGCCAACACCAAGTGCTCTTGGCACAGATGAAGATGTATTTGATTACAGCAGAATTGCAAGTATCAACCCAACATCTGAGCAAAGATCAGTTATTGATGCGGTAATGACTGGAAAGAATGTTGTAGTTCGTGCTTTGGCTGGAACTGGAAAAACTTCTACTCTA